CAACAGGGCGATATCGCGAACTGTAGGGTGCTCATGCTGCCTACGATGCGTTGTTGCCTCTCCTCATCGGCTCCCAAGCCGAACCATGCCTGAATTGACAGGCACACATCTTGCAAGATCACTCGCTGCCGAAGATTCGGAGGGTATTCATACCAAAAATGGACAGTGTACTGCCAAGCGTATCTTGGCCGTCACTGTAGAAGATGGTGAATTTCACTCAATGCTCCAGCCTTGTGAGACACGCAAAAATTGAGTGAAAGATGTATGACTAGGCGGGCGTGTGGTCTTACAAACCATCTTCTACAGTGACGCAAGTCACATGGCCTAGATAACCCCAAGTTGCCAGGGGATAGCTCGGGATAATTCCCCAAGCGAACAATCGTTGGTTGGAACCCAACCTAGGCCGCTAACCCCTTCCAAGGAGTTCTCTAGTGAAAGTGTACGTCAAGAATGTCCCAGACCTTGGGATAACCACAACCCTGACGGATAAAGAACTTATCGTCATGGTTCAAGCATACGAGCGTGGGCTTTTCTCTGGGAAGATTCGCGTCTCGTATTACGCCGGTGAACGGTGGCTCGATATCGCAGCAATTGATATCAAGCGAACGCTACCCCGTGTGGTGTTCGAAAAGCCGTCCATCATCCCTCCGCCCCTTCTAGACGCCTAGCGTCCCCTCGGCTGACTTCGGTCGGCCTTCCTTCACTCATCGTCTGCATCATTCATCAGGACTCGACCCCTGGTGGTTGTGTGCCAGCAGATGATGGGTGAAGGAAACTATATGAAAAAGAAACAAGATTATTACTCGATCTTCTTCGGGATTCCCCTTTATGGGGTAGACGTGCTCATCATGGTCGGGTGTAAAACAAAAGAAGAGGTTGCGTACCTTATGAAAAAGCAAAGAGTCCGTCTTTCAACAATTAAATGGTGGGTAGAGCATGAGCATTTACCTTGGCTATTAAAACAATCGGCTGGCTCATTGATCCGCGAAGGAGAGCTTGAAGTCGTTTACCATTTCAAAGATTGGAAAGAAGACAATTGGCATTTAGAAGTACTTGTCCATGAGGTCAGCCACATAGTTGATTCTATCGCTGAATATAAAAACATTGTGAAAGAGACAGAGGCTAGGGCTTACCTGAGCGAATACCTATTCAAAACAATCCGTAAAAATTTGAAATAATTATGACCAAACGCATTGAAGAAATAAAAGAGGGGGATAAGTTCACAAAAGGAGACTGGACACTTAAAGTAAGAAAAATTTATTCAACTAATCCATCGTCTATGTGCGTTTCTTTTGTTGACGCATGTGGTAGTGGTTTCTGGCTCACCGAATCCCAAACCGAAGCCATCAACACCTGGATTGAAGATACCTCTATCAGCCAAGCGGCGGCGGATGTACTTAAGAAAGCAATGTCTGAATTTGGAGTGAAGGGGTACGAAGAATTTATTCAATCGCTTGTGAAGAAATAGAAATATGCCTACCTGGCTCATTGCACTCGACATCATCGTGACTACCCTTTGGACAATCGCCATGTCCATCGCAGCCCTTGCTCTTTGGAACGCAGCTAGAGAATTTGCAAAAGCAAGAAACGTGGTTATCTCGCTTAGTTTACCTAAAGGATTCACGATTCAAGACCACGACTAATATGCACCCTCTCCGCGCAATAGGAGCGTTTATCTTGGTTTGGGGTTTAGTTGTTGTTTATATGGGTTCGCATGAAAAAGATAACTCATATAAAGAAGTCATGGCTCAATTCAAGTTTGCCCTCATTCCCGCGTTTGGCGCGTTTTTACTGGCTTTATAGATATGCAAAAAATGAATTGCTCCGTTTGTTTCAAGCCATTGGGTAACTCGGCTGGAACATGCCTATGTATGCCGTCGCATGGCCAGCAGGTGAGTCGGAATGAAAGAAAAATATATGAAAAAGTGTTGTGAAGAAACCACTCGCTACCTAACCCGTATTTTCAATTTGAAAGAATGGCAAGACGCAAAAGAAAACATGATTAGGAAATACGGGAAGGTCTTGTCCATTATTGAAATCAAAGAATTGGCCAAGAAAGAAGGCGTCACATTCCGTGAGATGCAGGCAAAACTCGGGTTAGATAAACTTTTATGACCTACCCCCTCTTAAAACAAGCTCCTAAAGACCACATGAGCGAGGAGTTTCTACAATTCCTACGGGATAACAATGAAGTGATTGCGGAAGATCCCATATGGCTTGTAATCAGAAATTGCAAATACGATAAACCCGAGAAGCGATGGTACACAGCTTTTTACAAATTACCCCATACCAAGACTAGCGCAATCAGAGACATTGTTTGGTTAGCTGAGCGGTTCGGCCATCTCAACTGGCTCATCAAAGCTCCTAAAGACCGTAGTGTTAAACGTTTCCATGTGCATCTGTATGAATAATATGCCAAATCCAAATAACATGCACAACCCATTCACCACACCTTACTGCTCAATGACGGCAATTGATTGGCTCGCTGTTACCGGCTTATTCTTTGCGATTTACCTTGTTGGATTCTTATTCTGGTGTGCTTATTCAAACAGAAAAAAATATGAAGACCACGGGTAAGGAGTTCTACACTAAATTATGTTCTGGATATGAGATGGTCTTGGTTTCAATGAAATTATCTGATTTTATCAAGTTGGAAGAAGGTCAAGCCGAGCTTAAAAGCCTGCCTTATCATGTGAACGCTTGCGACTTCTATAGACCCACCAAATCAGAATACAGAACTAGGGAAGTGTACGAGCTTGGACGGGAATTTGGCTTAAAAGCAGCTATTGAAGGTTTAACGTATTTCAAATTTCTGTAACCCCTATGAATAAAGACCTTTGGAATAAATGCGATAGCTGCGGCCAAATCATCCCATTCAAAGACTTTGATACAGGTGTTGCAAAACGTAACATGACCACTCCTGATAGTTATTGGACAAGTGAAACTTGGGAAACATTGTGTAGAAAATGTAATAAATAACCCCCTATGCCTCCCGTCACAAGTCTTGAAGTGTCAAAGAGAATGAAGGAGCTGGGGTTTAAGCAAGAGAGCCATTTCTATTGGTTCCACTCAATAAAAAGTTCTTTTCAGATTTTCACAAAAAAAGAAGTCGAGAAAATTGTTGAACGTGAAAAATTCATCCCAAACGATTTTCAAACTTTTTCCGCCTATCTCTCAGACGAAATTGCGGAGATGTTGCCGGACAAGCTTGACCCGCCACCTGGGTATGGGGTAGACGCTGGGATGCTTGAAATCTTCAAGGATAAAAAGCTTGGCTGGTTCTGCAAATACATAGGCATTTGTTCATACACAGAAAAGACTTTACCTGATGTTCTAGCACGAATGGCCATCTATCTTAAAGAACAAGGGATAATTTAGAAGATATGACATACAACCTTACCATCACACGCTCGGAACCAAACCCACAATATAAACCAAAAGACCCCGACTATGGTTACTCAGACCGTCGCTCGTTAGATGAACGTGACCCGTTTATTTTGACAGCACTTCAAGTTGAACTGACGCAGGAACAATTCGACCTAATCCGCAAGACAGTCATGGAAAAGTGGCAATAGTATGAAAAATGCTTTGTTAATTTGTGACCTTATATTCGCTTTCTGCTTTGGCATCGGTGTAGCGTGTTCAACGAATGAGGCGAGCCCCCTTTTATTTTTCCTTGCCCCTTTACTGTTCTTGACAGGATTTATTGTTATTGAAAGTTATTGATATGACCACATCCACACTTTTTATTCCTGATGGGTACATGCTTGTACCAAACGCGTTTGTGTTTTTGTTCGGTGTTGTTTTGATAGTATTTGTGATGGCTGGTGTAGTTGCTTTCTTGCCTCATACAAATTGATATGCTCACCCTCCAAAACCTCATTCAAGCGATTGAGAAGGCGACGTTCGTCGAAGATATCGGATACATGACGCCAAACGATAGTTGGCAAGCTAACACTAGAAACCTAATTGACGCCGAAATCTTACTCGATGAATTGCGAGGGATGGAGGAGAAAGAATGAATATGAAATACACTTTACAAACCGCCCGTTCCAACCAAGACGAAGCAAAACGCAAAGCAGATGATGCCACAGATGCTACCACACGCCGTAACCACATGAACGATGTGATGTTTTGGACGGGGTATATTGCTGCAATGATTGATTGGGATTATCCGCCGTTGATTACTAATAATTCTGTAAAATCAAATGATGTCGTTTTCAAACCAGATCAGCTTATCAGCATGAGTGGAGATGAGATCATAAATGCTCCAAAATTTACCTGAAAAGGTTCTTATATTTTGTGCTAAGATAACAAAAATTATGGTTACTCCTTTATTCCACATCTACACAGCTCTCTTATGGGACTCCTGGAGTGTTACTTTTACCAATTGACTAATATGCCAAATACAAACTCAGACGAACCTACCTTACGAGCTATCGTAGATCTGCGTATCAATGAGTGGTATGAGCAGGGCTTACCGACAAAAGACTTTATTCATAAGCTAGCCAAGGAAATGTTTGAATTTGGGTTTATTAAGGGGACGGAAAGGTTTGGCGGTAAGTAATTTGAGCAATATATGAACTTTATCTCAAAATGGTTATATCGAAGGAAAGAAAATAAACGGATGGAGAAGGAGATTTTCATGTCTTATGCCTCACATCGTGCGATCAGGGATTTCACTCATGAGATGTTAGCCTGTATTGGTATAGACGAACTTGAACAATTGATTGAAAAGGCTAAGTCAAATGATGACAAATACGTTTCGCTGACAACTTGGTACATTGATACAATATTGAAACGGAGAAACCAAAAATAACCCGCCTAACAAGCGGGTTTTTTGTTATTTTGCCTAATGAATACCATTTTGGTACATTGGGTACATGCCAGCCGGAAGACCTACGGTTATGACCCCAGAGACGCTTGCTTTATTACGGGAGGCATTTTTGATGGACTGTTCAGATGAAGAAGCTTGTCTTTTTGCTAAGATTAGCCCAGACGCTTTGTATGATTATCAAAGAGCACATCCGGAATATGGCGAGCAAAAACGCTTAATGAAGCAAAATCCTTTCCTTGTCGCACGCAGATCTGTCCTAAACACGATGGAAAGAGATGGGGAACTTGCCTTGAAATATTTAGAGCGAAAAAAGAAGTTAGAGTTTTCTCTTCGCCAAGAACTCACTGGAGAGAATGGAACCCCCCTCCAGGTGAATGTCATTTCTTACAAGGATGCAAATAACAATCCCGCATAATTATCAGCCGCGTGATTACCAACTGGAAGCGTTAAAGTCTCCCGCTCGTTTTAAGATAATGGTATGGCACCGTCGAGGGGGGAAGTCCAAGACGGTTTTGAATGAACAGATAGCAAAAACTCAGATTAAGAAAGGGATTTATTACTATTTCCTTCCGACCTATAAGCAGGCTAAACAAGTCATTTGGGATTCTTTGATTAAAGACCACATCCCAATGGAAATCGTGGAAAAGAAAAACGATTCTGAGTTAGCTATTTATTACAAGAACGGTTCAATCCAGCGCTTTGTCGGGTGTGAAGATATAGACAAGCACCGCGGTATTAACCCTATAGACGTTGTATTCGATGAATACTCAGAAATGAGTGAGGATATTTGGACGGCTATTGTTCAGCCTGTCTTACGCGAAAATAAAGGCTCTGCCACCTTCATCTTCACCCCTAAAGGGAAGAATCACGCCTGGAAACTCGTTCAGATGGCAAAGGATAATCCGGACTGGTTTGTCTCTATTAAGGGAATTTACGACACCTACGCCTTAGAAGAAGACGAAATCGAGAAAGCGAAGAAGGAAACGCCAGAGGCTCTATTCAGACAGGAATACCAATGTTCCTTTGAAGAAGGTGCTGGCCAATTCTTTCGTGGGATAAAGGAGTGCCTGTGGGATATTGACGGCTCTCCAGTTGAAGGGAACCGATATCAAATCGGTGTAGACTTAGCCAAATATCAAGACTGGACTGTCATCACCCCATTTTGTCTCAATACCTTTGAAGTCTTACCCCAGGACAGATTTAACCAGGTTGACTGGAACCTTCAGAAATCCCGCATCCAAACGGCCTGCTATAAATACTACAGGGGAGAAATTGAGATTGACGGTACGGGTGTCGGTGATCCGATTGTCGAGGACTTAAAGAAGATGGGCTTACCAATTCGAGACAACGGTTTTAAGTTCACGGAAACATCACGGACTCAGTTACTTAATAACCTGGCTATCCTCATTGAGCAGAGGAAAATCAAACTCCCACGGGATGAAGGTTTAATCTCAGAACTTGAATCCTTTAGGTACATCTTGGGGGAGAAGGGGAAGGTAAAGATAGCTTGTCCTGAAGGATTACATGACGACCGAGTCATGAGCCTAGCTCTGGCTGTTTGGGGGCAAACAGAACCAATTAAGAATAGCTACTCTGAGGCTCCCGCATTTGTGGCTCCACGTTATTGAGGCTAGAATACTCGAAAAGGGGCGCGACATACTTTATGCCGCGCAAAAAAACTGAATACAACCACGAAAAAACGGAAACGGTTAAAGAGAAAGTAATCGAAAAAGCTTATCTCATTGACCGCGCTGTTATTAGTCGCCAAGCGACTGCCCTTAACCCAGAACCGCATGATGTGTATGCGGCTGCGGCAAACCTCGTACAAAAGGAAAAGCTTTCGTATGAGAATGCTAATCAAGGTATTAAAGAATCCTTGAAACGTGCCTACAAGAATTATCTAGGCATTTTTGATGAACCATACGATCCGTATACCGGACGTAAGAAGATATTTAGCCCTTTAACCCACAACATTGTTGACTCAGTGGCTAAGCCTGTCTCAGTCGAGGCTTCGAGTATCAAGATTCTTCCAATGAGCGAGGAATCGAGAACCAAGGCGAAAATCATTAACATGGTCTTGCCGTACTTTCTTCAGTCAATGGATTTTAACTCGTTCATGCGCGAGTTCGTTCACCGAACGGCTTGGTTAGGTACTCAGGTCGCAATCACTGACTGGATTTATGAGGAGGTAGAGGTTTCTACAGAAAAAGAAGCTGACATGATGATTAAGCAGCTTCGAGGTTTTGCGTATAAACAGAAGATTGGGACGAAAACCCGTGTCGTTAAGCAAGACCATCCTCGCGTTCGTTCGATTAACATCATGGACATCTACGCTCCGGCAACGGCTGAGAGCCTTAAATGGTGCTGCAAACACGCTTCCGTCATCGTCCGTTCTCAGATGACTGTTTCAGAAGTCCAGTCTAATCCGCTGTATGACGATAAGATTAAGGCTACATTAAGCGGTCGGACATGGGAGGGGAGAGACCGATATGATTCTTCTTCTTTGAATCAGTACGCTCTTTCTGGGTACATCGGAGGAGAAACGAAAGTATCTAGCGGGATGGAGTTCCCACGCTCAGAGAACCCAATGGTTTCTATCTTCGACCGTTACGGGATGATTCCGAAGAGTTGGATCACGGGTGACCATGAAAAGGATGCTTTAATCAATGTACCTGGAATCGTTACTACTGTTTCAGACTCTAACGGGGCAGACATGCGTACTCTTTGCGTCCGTATCTCCCCATTCGGAGAATCTGGGCCATTCGAGGAGGAACGGTTTAACACCATCCCGAACCGTTGGTATGGGGAAGGGTTGGCAGAGCGTCTTATCCCTCTTCAGACCTGGCATAATGAAGTGATTAACAATCGTCGGAACAATGAGATTCTTGTTCAGCATCGGATGTTTATCTACAAAAAGGGAACGGTTGACCCGCGTCAGTTCACATCTCGACCAGGTGGAGGAATCGCGGTAGACAACATGGCGGACGTCCAAGCATTACAGATGCAGGATATCTCTCAGTCTTCTTTTGCTGAGGATTCGTCAATTGAGAGTGCAGCCCAACGCTTAGCGGGTGCAGCTCAGACCCCAATTCAAAAGAAGGTTACGGCAACGGAAATCCAAAACATCCAGGCCAATGCGAACATTACCTATAACGAGTTACGGGAAACGACAGAGCGCTTTGTTGAGCGTTTAGTCCTGCGTCACATCATCCCACTCCTACAGAAATACTACTCAGGGAAGCGCACGATTCCGATTAAGTTACCGTTCTCCGAAGCGTCTGAATTGGATACCTATAACGGATACGCTCCATTTGCGACGGATAAGCTTGGATTAGACCGCTTTATCTTCTTAGATGACCCTTCTATTTTCGATGGTGACTTCGCTGTCACAGTTGACATCGAGGGTGCGACAATTACCCGTCAGTCACAGGCACAAGCCCTCCAGAACTCGATTCTCATGGCGTCTAAACTCCAACAGCCAGACTTTAATATCAACTTCGCTTTCCGCAAGATGAACGAGCTTATGGGGCTGTATGACGACCGTTTATTTGAGAAGCCTCAGACTCCGAACATGCCTTCCGGCGTGACGGGTGCGAACATGGCTCCTCCAGGTATGGTTCCTGGTGCTGCCCCTAATCCGATGCAGGCAATGAACAATATCCTTGCTCAACAGGGAATGGCGGGATAAACTTCCGTCATGAGGCCGATTGATATAAAGAAAAAAGAGTTACAGATACTAGATAAAGAGCTTCGAGACTGGGAAGATATCCGAAGACATGGAGCCTGGCAGAAGCTCGTCGAGTATTTGGAGAATCGGTATATCGAGCTTGGGATGAAGACTTGCGACTCACTCAGGGAACTATCAGACAGGAATGGCCGGATGAGTGAAATCAAAAGTCTGTTCCAGTTTACAAGACACGAGTTCAATCAACGTGAGGTGTTACTTCAGAATATCCGAATGTTAGAAAAGGACGAGGATGAACTTCCTGACCCTATGGGATGGCTCACAAACGAGTGACCAAAGGGGCGCAACTCAGGGTGTTTATCACCCCTCTCTCATTCTTAATTTAACAACATGGCAGAGACACAACCGACCCTTAACTCCGACTCCGTTAGCTCAACGGAAGGAAACGAGGAGGTGCAGGTCAATGCGGGTTCAGTACCTGGCCAGACCGACGCAGCGATGCAGGTCGATCTAAAGGCTTTGGAGGTCATTAACCAGACCACAGGACGTAATTTCGCGTCTTTTGCTGAGGCTCAAAAGCATTTACAGCACCTTAACTCACTTGTAGGTGACCGAACGGTCGCCGAACAGCGAGAAAAGGCAGCGATGGCTGATTTATTCCTTAATGCGTATGCAGAGGAACAAAACCTTTCGCTGGATGAAGCACGCGAGCAAATTAAATCCTTAGTTGGTAATAAACGTACCCCAAAACCTATGGAACAAGAGCCAGTTTCTTCCGTCCCTCAAGAAGTCCAAGCACAGCTTGAGGAACTAGCGCGGTTTAAGTTTGTCAGTGAGCACCCTGACGCTAAACCGTACATTGAGAAAGTCGCAGCGTATGCAAAGGCGACTAAAACGACCCTTTCCTCGGCTTATACCGAGCTATACGGCGAAGTTCTCAACAAAGCGAAAGAGGATGACAATGCTGAGTCGTTGCGTGCCGAAAAGATTGCAGCACAAGTTAATGTGTCTGCGTCCGGCAACGTGGCACCTCCACCAGACAGCGAGCGTCAATTAAAACAACGCTATGCTAAATCAGGAGGGCGTGACACGGATGCGATGCGCGATATTATCAAGGAACGGATGATGAAGTCCGCTTCCAAGAAATAGCGTTTCTTAAAAGAGCATCGTGGAATGGGGGAGCTACTAACTTTGTAACTCCTCTATGGCAACCGACAATTTACTTCGTTCCTTTGGCGATACCTCTATCGTCGAAGATGTCCTTGACCTCGTTGAAATGCTTTCACCAGCGGAAGATACTCTTTTCCGCACATTGGGTAAGAGCACCGCTATCAACACCGTTCACCAATGGCTTGTAGACACCTTGTCGAACAACGCAGCCGCTGGTGAAGAAGCCGCTCAGTTCTCAGCTTCCGCCCTTAACAACCCAACCCGTTCGACGAACATCACCGAAAACATTAACTATGACTTCGGTGTGTCTGATGTTCAGCGTGCTGTTGACCACTACGGCTTCGCAGACCGCTTTGCATACGAACAGGAAAAGGCGATGAAGTCCTGGCGTAACTTCGCAGAACAAGAATTGCTTCGTGGCTCTCTTGTCTCTGGTGTCTCCGGTACCGCTCCACAAATGGCCGGTATCATCAACTGCTTGTCCACCAACGCAACGGCTCACGCCTCGGGTACGGTGTTCAACCAGTCCATTCTTGATGGTATGTTGGCTATCGCTTGGGCTAACGGTAACGGTGAACCAGTAACTGATTTGTATGTTGGTCAGCTCATGAAGCGCCGCATCTCTCAGTTCTCTGGTCGCTCTGGTACTCAGTTCGTGATTCCAGCCGATCAGGAACAATTAGTCACCACGACTTCCGGTTATACTTCGGACTTCGGTGATTTGAAGGTTCACTTGCACCGCTATATCGACAACAACTTGGCGGGTACAGCCGATGCAACCTCTCGCGTTCTCGGTATCGCAGCTTCCAAGTTCAAGATTGCGTACTTGATTAATCCTCAAGTCCAAGTCTACGGTAAGCGTGGCTCGACGACTGACGCTCGCGTTACAGGTGCTCTCACTCTTGAGTCCCTTAACGAACGTACTTCTTTCGTCGCTTCCGGTTTCTTACGTGCAGCGTAAGCACCCAGTGCAGCCTAAATGTAAGATCGTTCTTTCAAAGAACACCCTTCGGGGTGTTTTTTGGTTGTTTATGAGGTTCTTATTTGAATGTAATGAATCAAAGTTGTACTCTTTAAACATGAAGACCTTTCAAGAGCTACAAGCGCGGGTGGTTCCGAGTGAAGAAGTGAACTGGAGACAAGTTAAGCTCCTTGTCGAAATGTACACAGAAAGACATCCGGAAGAAGTTGCCGGATGTATCGAGGTTGTGAAGAAAAAGAAAGCCTTACTTAATAACAAGTTTGGTCTTACCTCCGCAGATAATGAAATGCGCCACTTGTATGAGTTGCCACCGAATTTATACGCGGCTCTCACCTACAAATGGCCGAAGGTTCTGACGGAAAAGAACCTGATCCATTTTTTGAAAACTTATCCAATTTTTTGCGTCGCTGAGAAATTATGACGAATGAAATTACCCTTGGTTTTTGTGCTATCTCAAGAAACAAGGACGTACCGAACTTAAAACGTCTTTTAGCAACGGTTAAAGGAGTAGATGCAATCTATCTCACTTGTGCCGACAAAGAACCTGCTAACGAGGAATTTAAAGCTCTGGCTAAGGAATACGGGGCAGAGTTGAGCGAGTTTACTTGGATTGATGACTTCTCAGCTGCCCGTAACTTTAATTTCTCACAGGCTAAGACGGATTGGATTGTGTGGGGAGATTCTGACGATGAAATCGAGGGTTTAGAAAAAGCAAAAGGATATCTTGAATTACTCCCTCCAGTTGTTCAGGCTGTTATTTGTACCTATAACTATTCTTTTACAAGTAACGGGACAGTCGGGACACAACACCCAAAGGAGCGTTTTATTCGAAACAACGGTCTTTCAGAATGGAAGGGGAGATTGCATGAATCCTGTATCACGCCAGAAGTGACCCCATGCTCACGCTTTGACGACATCATCTGGAACCACCGGACGGACGCTAACCGTTTCAAGGACTCTACAGAGCGGAATATCCGTATCATCGAAAAGGAAATGGCGGATCAGATCGAAGGTGGGAAAGTAGACCCGAGAACCGTGTTTAATCTCGGTATGGCCTATGCCTCTATCGCTCAGAACTCAGGAAAGAAAGAGGATTGGGAGCGTACCTTGAGCGCTTTTCTTAAATACCTTCAGATGGGGGAATGGGATCAGCATATCTACATGGCTTGGAAGTACGCGGGTATCTGCCACATGAACTTGAATAACCCCGCACTTGCCGTGGGAGCTTTCAAAGAAGCCGTCATGATTGAACCGAACTATGCGGACGGTTTAGCGATGATGGGGAGCGCATATCAGGCTTTAGGAGACGATGGCAGAGCCGAGAAATGGTACTTATTAGCCCTTGGAGCAGGGAAGTTGAACTCTTACGCCTCTGACATTGAAACGGCTAAGCTTACGCCTTTATATAGCCTTGCAACCATTGAAGCTAAGCGTGGGAAACTGGATAAGGCTAATGAATATTTAGATGAAATCGAGAAACTGACGGGTGATGATAAGATGACCTCGGCTTTAAGAGCCGAAATCGAACGGGTAGATGCGTTTATCAAGCAATCGGAATCAGCTATCGAACAAATCGAGAAGCTGCCAGAGGACGAACAGAAAGCTGCCTATGATGCACTGCCTCCGGATCTGAAATCGTCTATTCGCGTCTCTCTCTATCGGAAGTCAAAGAACTGGAAGAAAGAAACGAGTGGGAAGGAAATTACGATCTTCGGGACCTCTTGGGAGGAATGGAATCCTGATAGCGCGAAGACGGGTATTGGTGGGAGCGAAGAAGCGACTATTTACCTGACCCGTGAACTGAAAAAGCTCGGTTGGGACGTTCACGTTTACGGGATGCATGGGGAAGTTGCGAAGGAATACGATGGCGTTTGGTACCACCCATGGTGGGATTGGAGTCCAAAGGAACCGACGGATATCTTCATCTCTTGGCGTGACCCGAATCTCTTTGAATACGAGATAAATGCAAAAAAGAAATACTGCTGGTTGCACGATACAAACCCGAAGGAGTCTTTTACCCCAAAGCGTTTGGCGAACATCGACAAGGTTATCGTTCTGTCCAAGTACCATCGTTCCCTGTATCCGAATATCCCTGATTCTCAGATTCTTTTATCTTCTAACGGAATCATTCCGGAACACTTTGCGCTTGAGGTCGAGCGTAATCCGAAGAAGGTCTTATACACTTCTGCCCCGAATCGTGGGCTTGAGTGTCTATTAAAGATGTGGCCGGAAGTAAAGAAACAGGTACCAGAAGCCCAACTTTACTGGGCGTATGGTTGGGACACATTCGACAAGATGCAGAAGAACAATCCGAATGCAGTTAAGTACAAAGAAAAGATTGTCTCCCTCTTGAATCAGCCTGGAGTGACTGACCTTGGACGTATCGGACATGAGGAACTGGCAAAGCACATGCTTTCCGCTGGTGTCTGGGCTTATCCTACTGAATTTGATGAAATTTTCTGCATTACCGCCGTTAAAATGCAGGCTGCTGGATGTATCCCTGTCTGTACGAATGTCGCGGCCTTAGATGAGGTCGTTCAGTACGGGCATAAGTTTGATATCCAAGACATGTATTCAAATAAAGAAGCCCAAGAGAAGTTTATCGAAAAGATTGTCTCTTCAATGAATGAAACGGATCGCGCTGAAATGATGAAGTGGGCGAGAGAAACTTGGGGATGGGATGTGGTTGCTAAACAGTGGAGCGATGAGTTTTCAAACTAATATGGCTGAATGGATCATGCCTTATGACCTTCCAGAAGATGACGAACAGCGTCGCCTTCACTTGGGCCGCTATAACTGGGCTAAAGAACACATAAAGGGCAGTGTGGTAGCTAACGCCGCCTGCTCATGTAACTATGGATACTCAATTCTCAATGACGGTACTCGGTTGGTTATCGGTTTTGACCGCAATCCTGTCGGTCTTAATCTTGCTCGCTCAAGTGGAGCTGATTTGGTTATTGAAAAAGACATCCAAACCTATAGCTTCCAAGGGTTTACCACGCTCGTCTGCCTCGAAACTTTCGAGCACTTGCGAGACCCCTGGAGTTTCCTCCGGAATCTTTCACTAAGCGTAAATGAGTTAGTTTTAAGCACCCCAATCATTCCAACGAAACACTTTAACGAGTGGCATCTACATGACTTCACAGAAAGAGAAGTCTTAGACGGGTTAAAAGAAAATGGATGGAAGATTGAACGGACGGCGTACCAAGATGAAGACCAATTTTTGCCTAATCACACTTACATTTTAGTTTATGCAACAAGATAGCAACCTAAACGAGAATAGACCACGCGATAACGGACACATCTGGGATTTATTTGATATTGATAATGCAAAAGACTTTCTGAGACAAAAGGAATACGGGGAGAAACACCCGTCACGTCTGGCTGTTTTAGACTGGTTGAAAAAGAACGCAAAGAAAGGGGACAGTGTCTTAGACATCCCTTGCGGATCTGGAATCGACTATCCGGCACTGAGCAAACAGTTTAAGTACACGGGGATGGATAAGACCTCGGTCATTATTGAAGGGATTAAAAAGAACTATCCAGACGTGGACGCCCGAATTGGGGATATTCGCTCAATTCCTCTTAAAGATGGTGAATTTGACTGGGTGTATGCCCGAGCAATCTTTGAGCATCTCTGTGACATGAAAGACGTGGAGACAGCGATGAAAGAATGCTATCGAGTAGCTAAGAAAGGCTGTATCTTCTCCTTTTTCATTCCACTCTCAGATAAGGAGCGAATTGTCTGGAATGACCACTATTTCAACAATGTCTATAAGAAATCAGACGTTGAGGAAATCATTGGTAAATTGGGCAAGTTTACGCATGAGTTCGTCGCAGTCGATGATGTTGAGTTCATTGATTCGTACGATACCTACTACCTGATCAAATGAAATACGCCGCTTTAATCCTTGCCTATAATGAATCTAAATTATTAGAGGCATGTTTGAAGCAATTCCCACCGTGGATTGAGAAGATACTTGTTCTCGTCTCTCAATCCCCATGGAAGGGTTCACGGGTTCCAGGTATCGGCGTGTCAGTTGATGTGTGTAAGGCTCAAACTGACTCTAGGATTGAGTGGGTGACACTTAACTGGAGAACGGAACAGGAGCAGAGAAACTGGGGGCTGGGGAGGTTATACGACTTTGACTGGGTAATCATTACCGATGCGGACGAGTACTACACCAAAGAAGACTGGCAGAAAATTAGGAGACTCGATAATCAGAGTGATACAGTAGCGATAGCAAATCAGATCAAAACCTACTGGAAGACTACGGAATGGGAATTTTCACCAAAAGACACTCACAAGCCCGTCGTAGCAATACGACCAAACAAAGCAACATTCTTTGATAAAAGGGACGTACCCCATGACCATCCTCGGATAGAACTCCCGATAGTGATGCATCATTTCTCATGGGTTAGGACGGATGAAGAGACCAAACAAAAAATTCAAAACTGGATGCACGCAGACGATTTCGACGGTGACGAGTGGTATCGGACGAAATGGTTGAATTGGAATCCAGAAGTAAAAAATATCCATCCCTATAAAGAGGGGATAAACGCACAAAGGACTGAATGTCCTAAAGATATATTAGACCTATTCTAAGGGGCGACATTACCCGCCCATCATCCATAGGTTCCGCGCCTCTTACCTATGACGTGTTGGGTGGATAATGCTTGGAAGATCTACATTTGAATGTTATAGTCCTACAAAAGGGCGCGCCTATTTATTATGGCCGTCTTAGACCCTGTAAAAAACTTTGCGAAAGTAACCGTATCAACTGGTTACGACGCCTCTGCAACATCCATCGCTCTGTCCTCTGGACAAGGGGCAAAATTACCCGCCCCATCGACTGATGGTTCTTTTAATCTTGTTTGGTGGAACTCAACGGACTATTCAGATCCGTCTGATGACCCGAATGTTGAAATCGTCCGCTGTACCGCTCGTTCTACGGATACATTAACCGTGACTCGTGCTCAAGAAAGCACTTCAGCCTCAACGAAAAACACGGCTGGAAAGACCTATAAAATGGTCTTAGCTCCGACTAAAAAGCTGGTTGATGACATCGGTACGAATTACGTTGATTTATCTACCGCTCAGACCATCACGAATAAGGTAATTAATGGGGCGAATAACACGCTTTCCAATGTAAACCTAGCCTCACAGGTAACGGGTAATCTTCCGGTTACGAATCTTAACAGTGGGACAAGTGCCTCATCGTCTACCTATTGGCGCGGCGATGGGACGTGGGCTACTCCCGCAGGTGGTGGAGACGTATCGTCAACCGGCTCAACTTCCGTTGACTCAGAAGTCGCCCTATTCTCAGGAACGGGCGGGAAGACGATTAAACGCGCCTCAGCGACCGGAATCGCGAAGTTAACGTCTGGCGTGCTTTCGGCTGTTACGGCACCTTCTGGGGCAATCGTGGGGGACACGGACTCACAGACGCTGACGAACAAGACACTGACGACGCCAACGATCGCTAGTTTCGCAAATGCAACACACAACCACACGAACTCCGCAGGCGGTGGGCAACTGACTGACGCTGCACTCTCGTCGCAGGTAACAGTTTCAAAGGGTGGTACGGGTAACACTTCAACGACTGCTTATGCAGTTATTTGTGGCGGCACGACCTCAACTGGAGCCTTTCAAGCTGTTTCCGGTGTCGGTACTTCTGGTCAGGTTCTGACTTCAAATGGAGCTGGAGCGCTACCTACCTGGCAGACTCCATCAGGCGGAGGTGTGGCAGATTATTCTTGCCGCATCAAACAGACGGGTACAACTTCACTTTCTACCACTTGGACGGCTCTGGCATTCGCGGGAGAAGATTTTGATACGGATACAATGCACGACACTGTTACGAACAATACCCGTATCACATTCACCCACGCAGGGAAGTACATGGTTGGTGCTTCACTCAAGATCAGCGCGAACGTCGCAAACGGTATCCGTATTAAATTGAACGGGACAACGGTTCTCGCTTCACAGAAGCAGGGTAATAGCTCGTCCCCTGAACACTGTAATGTCAGCACACTGTATAACTTCTCGGCGGGTAATTACGTTGAGTTCGAGGGGTATTCTGGTTCGGCACAAAACTCGTCAGGAGACTCCGATACGAGTGCCTACGCTTTCCATGTAGCTTAATATGTTTGGCGGATACGCATACGGCGGGGGTGTATATGGATACGCTATTTCTAGCGGTAGTTCGCCGTCCGTCTGCCAACTATGGTCAGTGGAAACAGTGCAGACGGCTAGCTGGTCTAGTGAGACCGTTCAATCTGCCTCATGGTCAAATGAATCTGTAACTTCTACGAGTTGGACGAATGAAACTGTGACTGGCTTATGTTAGTTGACGCTTACTTGCTTTAGTTTGTGTTTGCTAATGAACACTTGATATACTCATTCAAAAGGGCGCGAACCTAATTGGTTTGCCTCTTTATGACACCTAGTGAAATTGTCACTCGCGCACGTTGGCTCACGAAAACAAACTCAACCGACGGAACTGCGGCTGATACAGACCTTCTTCCGATTCTGAACGACTATTATTCTCGTCAGATTATTGATTTTGTTAATACAAACGAGGATTTATTTGGTGTTAAGTCAACAACTTCCTTAAATGTCGTCTCAAATCAGGAAGCCTATGCCCTCCCAAGTGATTTGATTCGGGTTAAACGGGTTGAAATCACTTACGACGGAACGAAATGGTACAAGGTTCATACAAACGATGATGGACAAGTTCAATGGACAGCCTTAGACCCAACATCAATCAATAATCAGTTCAATCAATCCGACCCATACGCGGATATTTTTGGTTCTGCCCTGTATCTTCGACCGATTCCGACGGCGGCCGTAAGTGGTGGGCTTCGTATTTGGTATATCCAACGCCCTAGCCAACTATCGACCATGTCATCGAGTGTTTTAACTCCGACCGACTATCACGGATACTTGATTTACGGTGTAGCTGGGGAGATTGCGACTCGAAAAGGGGATCAGGCTATGGCGGCTCAAATGTTTCAAAAGTGGGAAGACGGACGGAACAAGATTAAAGAGACTTTCGCGCCTCGGAATCTTGATTTGTTAGTGGACTTCACCCCACTGCCAACGCGCTATACCTAATATGAGCCAGAGACTAGTGATTGATAACTTTTTAGGGGGTCTAGCACCTGGCCGATATATTGGCGACCCTTTAACGCAAACCGACCCATCCAGCGCGGGTTGGTTCCCTGTACACACAGCGGCTCCGGACAGCGGTCTGAATGAGATCAATGTTCTCCAGCGCGGCTACCAATTAGATACGATTACTAATGTCTCTGCCATTGTTGGCGATGTTAAATGGGTTCGCTCTTTTTCTCGTACAGGTGGGTCATACGCATACATTTTGAGCGTGAACGACGGGGCGTCTGCAAACAAAAACGTCCTACATCGTTTAGACATGTCGAGTGCTACTATCACAAACTCTGGTTCATGGCCTCATGTCCTAGCAGCAAACTCCGATTCGCTTGGCTTAGAGTTTTACACGACTTCGGGGACAAACTATCTCTATTACGCCCATGGGGCTAATTTGGGGAGATATGACCTTAACGTAACTTTCTCTGACACGTTTAAGACGACTCTTGGAACGACGTGCTTAGGCGAAACCATCCCGCATCCAATGGTTCAGGGTAACGGGAAGCTTTTTATTGGAAACTCGAACTATTCAGCGAACACTGCCTGTATTGCGACATTAGTCGATGCAACATTTGCAGAAACTGCGCTTGACCTATCGGCCACACAGCAAATCGTTCGTGCGTTAGAGTTCAACCGAAACTATCTTTACATTGCAACGGCATCATCCAGTACCTCTGGGTCGAGTTATCGTTCGCCTGCCTATTTGTATATCTGGGATGGAGTTTCGAGCGGCTGGCAGGAACAGTATCAATTTCCTGAAGAAGATTTTACAGCAATCAAAGCCTATAACGGGCAGATTTATTGCTGGGGACGTCGTGGAATGTACCGTTTTAATGGGTCTGGTTTTGACATGATTTATCCGGCTACCGCAGGCCCTGGGTATCCGTCAGCGGTAGATATTTCTCCTAATGGTTTTGTTTATTTTAAGGGGACTGGAAACGATGGAAGTGCGGGAATTTATGCATACGGATCGCCTGACCCGCAACTAGCTCCGAAGATGTACCGGCCATACGAAACGAATGGTGGTAACGCTTTAGCTTTATTCTGGGCGAACAATACAAATTTTTACTGTGCGTATGGTTCTGGCGATAGACTCCGCCGCTTCTCTTCGTCTGGAGCGAATGGGTACGGAACAGCAACCTGGAGCACGCCAATGATTAAGTTTCCACAGCCAGCCCGTCTAACCTCCATCCAAGCGTTCTATCAATCACTCCCAAGTGCTTCGGCTTTTACAGTCAGTTGGACGCCAAACACGAGCAGCGCAGTTGTTCTCATGTCCGTCTCTACGCCTGGGACGACGAGTCAAAAAAAGCACATTGATGGGTGTGTTGATGATATCTGGCAACTGAGCATCACCCATACGGCGGGGAAGACGCCGAAGATTCTCTCACTCATCGCTGAGTACGATTTTGAACAAGACTAATATGGACGAACAAGCAAAAAAATACGAAGAACTAAGCCGAAAGTTTGAAGAACTAAGCCGACAGTTTAAGGATTTACAGACTCAATCAAACTTGGCTACGCAGTTTCTAAAGGGTGCTCGTGTTCGCGTAGATAACCTAGAGGGTTCTTTTAAGACGCTCGCTGTAGCCCCGAGTACAGGGTTCCAAAACGGCTCCCTTGTTCTTACGGATATCTCAGGGACGAGAAAAATAAATGTCTTGATTAACGGGACTTGGTATTCCGTAACCGTAACCTAATATGAACTTTTCAGACCAACAAATCCAAGGATTGAATGCGGCGTATAGCCGACAACAGAGCGGGGGAGCGAATGCCACAGACCAGGCAAATCTTTCGTATGCTCAAAAGAATGGATGGACACCATCGGCACAGACTCCAACACCAGCTCCGGCAGCAACTCCAACGGCAGCTCCAACGGCAACGGTGCCAGCAGCAACCCCAGGATCAACAGTCACAGGCTCACAGCCAAGCCTTGAGGTTAAGCCTGGTACGTTTTCAGCTTCAAAGTTAAAGG